CCGACCGCGACCAAGGAGTATTTCCAGGACGCTGAGGGCGTTTTCGTCGAGTCGTGGATGGGCAAGGAGCTGGCGAAGGAGCTTTTCCCGGATGCGCAGCTCGAAGGCATTTCGGCCAAAGAGAAGGGAATGTTCAGCAAGGATTCCATTCTCGTCCTCGAATACTGGTGCAAGAACCCCGATACCGGCTACTGCGAGCAGTACTTGCTATCCGGCTCCGAGATCCTGCATGAGAATGTCGAATACCGTGGGCGGAAGCTTCCCATCGTGTTCTTGACCGGCGAGGAAATGCATATCGAGGGAGAACGAACTTACAAGGGCATCACTCGCGACATCAAGGATATGCAGATCCTGCTCAACCTCGCGAAGTCGAAGACGGCGGATTACATCGCCCGTGCCATCGACGCGCAGTGGAAGACGCACGAAGCGAGTATTCCGCCGGCCTATCAGAATCTCTGGCTCAACGGGAATGTCAGCGGCGTTCCCGTCCTCCCTTACGCGACCGCGCCTGACGGATCATCGCCTGAACGACTTGCACCGCCACCTCCGCCGGTCGGATTCATGGAGGCCAGCAAGGAGGCGGACGCCGATATCCGTTCCGCTGTGGGGATCCGGGATCCGCTGCAGGAGATCCCTGCGAGCCAGTCCGGGAAGGCCATCCAGCTCCAGATTTCGCAGTCCAATATCGGAACCTTTGAGTTTCTGTCGAAGTGGGGTCGCGCAATCCAGTGGTCTACCGAGATCGCGGTCGATTTGATCCCCTCGTACTACAGCTACCCGCACGTACGCGAAGTCATGGGGATGGACAAGCAGATCACCACCGTGCCCATCATGCAGCCGTTCGAGGAAAACGGCGAGAAGGTATTCCACGACCTCTCCAAGGGTACGTACGGAGTCACGCTATCCACTGGCCCGAGCTACGAGTCACAGCGCGAGGAAGCTGCCGAGAAGCTGATGCAGGTCACCACGGGATCGCCTGAATTGTTGATGATGATTGGTGACATCCTATTCAAAAACCTTGACTTCAAGGGAGCCGACGAGATTGCTGCACGATTCCAAGCGAAGATGGATCCAGCTCTCCTGGCTGCGTCCAATTCGACGAACGGCGACACGGCAAGCCAAGCGGCCAGCGCCCAGGCTAACGCGATGCAGTTGCAGCAGCAAAACGCGCAACTCCAGGAGCAACTGCAGCAGCTCCAGGCCGCGCTGCAGGAATTCCAGCAGAAGGAAGCCGCCAAGGTTACCGAGATTCAGGAGCGCGGCAAGGTCGAGGCCGGTTTGAAACAGATGGATCACGCGCACGACCTGCGAATGAAGGACATCGACGGCACAGACAAGCTGGAACAGATCGGAGCCAAGACGCAAGGGGATATCGCCAAGATCGAAGTTTCCGCGAACGAAGACGCCAAACTGCATGCGCTGGCGACACACGGCCAGATCCTGCAGAAGCACATGGACCACGATCTCCGTGGCCCGGTTTTAATCGAGAGGGGTGGGGAGAATGAGTGAATTCGAACAGGTAGTGGTAGACGCGCCAGAACCGGAAGCCAACGACAACCCGACGCCAGAGCCGGAAAAACAGGAATTCAAACCGTGGAAGGAGCGGAAAGCCGCTGAGGACAACCGAATCCCTTACAGCCGGTTCCAGGAGGTCAACGAGGAGCGCAAGACCTACCAGACCAAGGCGCAGGAACTGCAGGAGCGCCTTGCCAAGTACGAGGCTCGCGAAAAGGAGCTGGAGTCGATCAAAGGGCCGGAAGACATCAAGATCGAGGACTACTCGACTCCTGATGAATACCTGCAGGCGCTGACTAAGGCAACCAAGGAGCAGGCGCTCAAGGAAGCCGACGAGCGGTTTACGCAGCGCGAACGGCAAAAGCAGATCGAGGCCCAGCAGAAAGCTGTTCACGACGGATTCACCAAGAACATCACGGAAGCCATCGGGCGCAATCCTGAGATCCAGGAGGCCGTCGCGTTTCTAGACCAGTACGCATCACAGATCAATCCGCACATCATCCACGAAATGATGCTTGACGAGAATGCTGGCGAACTGATCTACGACATCACCACGAACCAGGATCTTCTGACCGAGATGTTCCAGGGTAACCCCGTGGACTTCATTCGGAAGATGCACAAGATGAGCGCCCGGATCGACCGGGAATCGCGGTACGCGCCCAAGGAAGGCGGCTCCGCTCCGGTGGTTCCGCAGGCCATCGAGCGCAAAGCCCAGATCGCGGCTGGACTGCCTACGCAGCTCCGTGGAAGCGCCAAGCCGACGAAAGACCCGAGCAAGATGGGCATGGCTGAATACCGCGAATGGGTTGCTGCAGGCCGTCCGCGATAGTTATATTCTGACGTAACGGTTTCGGGGACCGAAAAAACCCCGCATTTTCTTGCCGCTGCCATGCTCAGGCATTGAGCGAGTACCACAGAGCGTCCAAATAACTCCAGTAGTGCAATTCCGCACGCTGAAAGGGATGCAAAATGGCTAACACGCTCATTACCTCGGCAATCATCGCCAAGGAAACCTTGATGAACTTCGAGAACAACCTTGTTCTCGCTCGCGACATCGACTGGTCCTACGCCGACAAGTTCGGACAAGGCGACGACCAGATCGGCAACACCTACAATCTGCGCAAGCCCATCAACGTCGTCGCAACCGACAACAACATGGCATGGAGCGCGGCAAACTCGGCAGTCAAGGAAAATTACGTCACGCTTTGCGTTGACCGCACCTTGACCGTTCCGATGTCCTTCTCCGAAGGTGATTTGGCCTTGAAGGTGGAGCGGTTCTCGGATCGCTTCGTCAAGAAGGCCTCGACCACCATCGCCGCCAAGCTGGATCGCAACATCGCGGACTCCATCGCCAACTCGACGGTTGCCGCTTCGTCCTCGACTTCCGACCTCGGCACCGGTGGCCTGCAGACCTTGACGGTCGGCGTGGCGAACTCGGCTGGCTACGCTGTCGGAGCCTACGGTACCGCAATCACCCCCAGCCTCGTCACCTACGCGCACAAGGTTCTCCAGGACCAGGGCTGCCCGGATGACGGCGACCTGTACGGCGTGCTGTCCACTACCGCCAATCAGCAGTTGGTTCTGGCCCAGGCCTCGCTGTTCAACCCCCTGACCGACGTTGACAAGCTCTACAAAAAGGGCATCATCGGCGTCTATGACGGCATCAAGTTCAGTGTTTCGCAGTCCTGCGTCTCGCACACCAACGGCGCACAGCCCACCCTGGCTGTCTCCGCTGGCAACGCGACCTCCGGCTGGACCGAAACTGCCACGCTGACCGTGACCAGCACTGCAGGCGCGATCAGCGCTGGCGACGTGTTCCAGTTCCCCGGCGTGTACATCGTGAACCCACTGACCAAGTCCATCACGGACGTGCCGTTCCAGGTTCAGGTTCTCGCGGCCTACAACTCCGGCGTGACCTCGGTTGTCGTGTCTCCCGCTCCGATCTCCGCTGGTCCCTACCAGAACATCTCGGCCACCGTCAACGGCGTCACTGCCCAGTTGACCGGCGCTGTCCTTCCCGGCATCGCCGTGGTTGGATCCGCTGCACAGGGGTTGTCGGGCGTGGAATCCTTGATCTTCCACAAGCAAGCCATCGTTGCCGCTTCGCCAAAGTTCGAGATTCCCAAGAAGAGCTCCATGGACATGGCCGAAGTCATCGCCGACGACGAAGTGGATGGGTTCACCATGCGCTTCCTTCGTGGCTATGACATGATCGGCGCATCGACCGCATTCGGCGGCGGCGTCGGAACCGGTGGCCCTGGATTCGTGTCGCGCTTCGATGCGATGTACGGCATCAAGACCGCCAACCCCGCTTGGATCGTGCGCCTGCGCTCGTAGCCCTTCGGATAGGCTGGCTGCGCGTAGTCTCCACTCCCTACGCGCAGCCTTTTCTTTAACGCTCCAGAGGGCTACATGATCGCAGGGACAAGAATCTATGACCTTCTTTTCCTAGCTCTCCGAGAGGCTGGCGTCGTCTCCCTTGGCGATACCGTGGATGCTGCGATCTCCCAAGAAGCGCTCTTGATCCTGAATTCCATTCGTGCAAGGAATTCGCTGGGGAACAAGGGCTACAACATCTTCGATCAGACCTTTACGCTTCCAACGAATCGGTCAAATATCACGCTTGGAACCGGTGGCGACATCACAACCCGGCCAGCGCGAATCAATCAAGTCACGGTCATATCTGGTGTTCCCGGCCTTGGCGTAAACTACCAGCTCCAGATCCTGCCGTATGAGCGGTACCAAGCGCTTCCCATCACTAACGTGGTCGCGATCCCGAGCGCGTGCTACATCGACACCGCCTTCCCGCTGCAACACGTCTGGTTCTATCCTGGCATTGCGACCGGATGGTCTGTGCGCGTCATGGGAACCAACTATATCACGGAGTACGAGGCTGTCTCGGATGTCTTCGCGGACCCCCCGGAATGGTTCGAGCCGCTGTACTTGGAACTGGCAATCCAGCTCGTGCCAAAGTACGGTCAAAACGATTTGCTGCCCGACCTGCGCCAACGTGCATCGTCTGCGTTCAAGCACATCAAGGAATCCATGTTTGCGGCTGGCCTTGGCCCCGCGCCCAACGGCCTCACATCTTCGGGGAATGGCTTCAACTTCTACGGCGGTCGGTAATGGATCCGGCCCAGGCAGTAGCGGCGCCGGCAACGTCGAGCACGGTAACCATCCCGCTCGGCAATAAGCCGTTTGCAACCCCATACTACAGCTTGGGGCGCGAGATCTGCCAGAATATGTACCTAGAACAGGCGCAGACCGAGTTTTCCAAGGCGGATTATTACCTCATCAAGATTCCGGGGCTTCGTCGGTTCGCTCCGTCCATTGATCCCGTAAACCTTGGCGCGTGCCGTGCAATCCTGACCGCTGGCAACCAGCGCACGTTTGCCGTTCAAGGCGCGGCACTGGTTGAGATTCTGGCGGATGGTACGAAATCTATTCTCGGCACGATCAACACTTTCCAGGGTGTTGTTTCGATGGCTGAGAATGGAAGTCTGCTGATTCTCGTCGATGGCCGGGACGGGTGGATCCTCCGATTTTCTGACGGCAATTTCACCCAGATCACAGACGAGTATTTCCCGAGCAACGCACTAGGCACGGTAGCGCCAACGCACGTCACATACCTGGATACTTATTTCATCGTCAACATTCCGAACACGAATCAGTACTTCTACTCAACCTCGTACTACGTCAACGACGACACGAGCCTCCCGTATGACCCTTTGGTCCCGAATGGATACTGGAACCTTCTCCAGTCTGGGCAGAAGATCGGCAAGCCCGACAACATCACGGCGCTCATCAACTGCAACAACTACCTCTGGCTGTTCGGGACCAACTCGTGCGAAATCCACTACGACACCGGAAACTACAACGGGCAGCTTTTTGCACGGTACCAGGGTGCGATTCTGAACGTCGGATGCGCGTCTCCCTACTCGGTCGCGGTTTACCAGAACAACGTGTTTTTCCTCGGGTCCGACAAGGATGGAACGGTCGGCGTCTTCTCAAATGATGGGATGAATCCGATCCGGATTTCCACTCGTGGCATCGAACAGATGATCCAAAACATGGAAACTTGGACCGATTGCCGCGCCTATGCCTACGCTCAGAACGGGCACGCATTCTACGTCATGCAGTTCCCGGCAGGCAATCGGACGCTGGTGTACGATACCGTGACGAACGCTTGGCATGAGCGTACGAAGCTCAACGCCCAGAGCGGCCTCTACATCCGCTGGGATGGCATGTACGCCACGACCAATTTTGGCCGGTGCATCATCGGCGATGTATCCACATCCGAGCTGTACGACCTTGATCCGCTGTACTACCTCAACGACAACCCGCTCGCGGCGGGTTACAACTACATCCGCTGCGTCAAGACGACCCCCATCGGATTCCAGACCGGCAAGCGAGTGCGGTACAATTGGGCGCAGATCATTTGCAACCAGGGCACGGGCCTTGCGACCAACACGGTCGCCGGGGTCGGCGTCGATCCGACCGTTCAGCTCGCATGGTCGAATGATTCCGGCGTGACCTACTCCAACGAGCGGCCAGCCCCCATTGGGCGGCAAGGCGAGTACTCCAAGCGGTCACTGGTCCTTTCCTGCGGGATGTCTCGCAATCGCGTCTGGCGTATCGCGATGACCGATCCCGTTCCTTTCATCCTCGTTGCCATGCTCGTCAATGGCAACCCCTGTAGGGACTGATATGGGCAACCGAGTATTCCCGATCCCTTCAGATACGCCGATGGCCGATTCCACTAATGGCGGAAAATTCGGGATGATCTGGATTCGGTTCTTCAAGGCAATTGCGGACGCGCTCATGGCTGCGACCATCGAGACGACCCACCGCACGATTCCTGCGTTCAAATACTGTTTGAACAGCGGAACATGCTTCTGTACCTACTACACCGCAACTCCAAGCGAGACGCCGGTCGTCGTCTCGCTTCCGTACACGGCAAACGATGCATTCAAAGCGGATGCAGCTATTTACCCGCCCGGAACAAAGCAGATCACGATCCCGGCGTTTACGGGATTCGTCCAATTCTGGTACATCATCACCCCATCGAACAACTGAGGGCACCATGATCCCCTTCGCACTCGCAGCAGCTTCCAAGATCGCAGGGCCTTTGATTGGGGCGATTGGACAAACCCAGGCCATCAACCAGGGGATGCGGAATTTCCGCAACAACGTCACGGCAGGCAGCGACACGCTCCGGGCCGGACAGTCGGCGGCAAACAAGGCGTTCGACCCGTACGCGACCGCAGGCACGGCAGGCGCACAGGGCGAGCTTGGAGCGGTGCAGAATCGCCAGCAAGCCGCAATGCCAACGCTGACCGGCGCAAGCCCTGCGCAGGCTATGAACTTTCTGAATCCTTCGGCTGACTACACTCAGCAACAGGCCATGAAGCAGGCCCAGGCGGCAGGGATTTCTGGCGGCGCATTGGGTGGTGGATTCCTTAAGGCCTTGTCGAACAACGCCAACAAGATGGCGATGACGAACTGGAATGATGCCTACCAGCAGATGCTGAACACGAACGCTCAGAACTTCGGGCAGCAGCAGCAGAACTATCAGAATACCACCGACTACCAGCAGCAGCAGATCGGCAACTTCGGCAACATCGCCAATCGTGGCCTTTCCGCTGTCGGAACCAATCAAGGGCTGCAGGCAGGATACAACCAGGGTATCAACCAGAATTTCAACGCGATTGCCGGGAATGAGATGGCCGGATGGGGTCAAAAAGGCGGTATCTTTGACAAGGCTGCTGGAGGCTTGGGCGATAATCTCGCAGGCGCAATCACTTCGATCTGGGGCAGGTAATGGACTGGAAAGACCTCAACGAAAACGCCGACAAGAACAGCTTGCGAAGGCTGTTCGCTCGCTCCCTCGACGCCACCGGCAACGTTAACGAGCGCGGGTTTTACCAGGGCATCAAGGATATCGGCCTCGGTCCTGCAGAGGCGAAGACGGCAATGGATTGGCTAGCCGCCCAGAAGGGGAGCCAAGTCAATACCGCCACGCAGAACCAAACGCTTCGCGCTCTCGGATCCAACCCCGCTGCAGCCGGTCGCGCTGGTGCGCAGATTGGTGAGCCTGAACCGGTCGAAGTCACGCGAAATCCGCTTGTGCCGTCCGCGCCTCCCAGCGAAGGATCGCAGCGCAAGGGGAATTGGTCGCTGTCCGACTGGTTCAACGGAATGAAGGCGAAGGCTGAACAGCCGCAAGCCCAGGCGCAAACGATGCCCGACGCGCAACAGGTTGCCGCACAGCAAGCCGCGCCAAGTGGATTTGCGACGGCTGACCAGCCGCAAGCGGCGGACCTCGGGCAGATCGGCAGCGCGAGCCTTGCGACGGCCAAAGACGATCCGTTCGCCGGATACCAAGAGCCAACGCTGGCCCCTGGCGAAGACCTGCGCAGCGCCAACCAGAAGGTTGAAGACTCGTACAACCCTGATGCGTCGATGATGGGGCAGGCGCAAGCGCAAGCCGCTCCCGCGCAAGCCTCGCCTATGTTCCATTGGGAGCCACAGAACGATGGGTCCAACCAGTTCCAGCAGTTCGGGTCGGCGCTTTCCGCCAAACTGAACGCAGAGGGTTACAAGGATCCCTCCGAGTTCCTGCAGGCGACCTACGCGAACGCAGTCAAGGCCAACGCGCCCCCGATGCCAAACCAGGGCCTCCTGATGCTTGGTCCCGAGGGGATGTCGAAGTACCAAGGCGAGATGCAAACGTACCTCGCTGGCCTGCAAAAGGCGCAAGGCATCGCTGGGCAAGAAATCATGAAGGCCAAGGCTGGACTGGCTGACTTTGCCAAGCAATACGGCGTCAACACGGTCGAGCAGCGCAAATCGGAAATCCCTGGCGGACTGCTTCGGGACACCAGCAAGCGCACCGAGGCGGCGGCACTCATCACGAACCAAAAGAACGTGGAGAACGCAGCCGAGGCGGTCAAGGCGTCCGTCGATGCCAACGGACCGAACGTCATGAAGCTCATGCTGGCCGCGCCGCAAGTCATCCGGGCTTACGCAACCGCACTCAACCCAGGTCAGCAGCTTGGAGAGGGAAACTTGCTCGAAGTGTCGCGGGTCATGTATCCCGAGCTTCCAGGGCCAAAGCTGATTCCCATCGTCGCGGCACTTGGTCGCGGCCTTCGGAACAATGATTGGTCGGGATTCAAGACGATCACGGACGCCATCGACGCAACGGCACCGCAGGCGCTGTACCAGCGGATGTCCAAGCTGACGGAAGAGGCTGCACGCCTCAACCAGACCTCCCTTGCCTCGTACATGGTCCCGGCTGAGAAGCAACCCCCCGCGCCTACCGCAGCGCCAAGCGTCATCGAACAGATTGGCGCAAAGCAGGAAAAGGCGAAGAAAGCGAAGAAGGCCGCGAAGTCAAAAGACCCGATGGGGATCCTATGAACCACACAGAGTTCGCCGCGAAGGTCAAGGCCAAGTATCCCGAGTACGCCGCACTTGATGATGCCGATTTGACTCGGCGCGTCCTAACAAAGTTTCCAGGCGCGTACGATGTGGATACTTCGGGGATGCAGCAACCGGCACTAACGCAAAGTGGCGATGCCGCGCAAGCCTCCGTCCCGATGGGGCAGCTTGACGCTGTTTCTGGTGCAGGCCGCGAGCCAACGTCGACCGCCGAAAAACTGGCATTGATGCTAAAGAAAGGCCCTGGAGGCCCTGGTGACATCTACCAGAGGACGCGCAAGCTTCTCGGAATGGTTGAAGCTGGTGGCGAGGCTGCGTTGCGAACGGGTGCCGCCAAGTTGAATTCCGTGCTTCCGACTGGGGCGAACTTCTACGGCGCATCCGATATTGAAAAGGAAATGTCGCGCACCCTTCCGGAGAATTACAGGTCCGCTTTTGCGCAACGGAAAGAAGGCGTGCGAGGGCTGCTTACGGACCCAATCGCGCTCGGAGCGATGGCAATTCAGCCAGAGGCAGCGGCGGCGCTGGTGCCTGCCGGGGCGGCAAAAGCAGTTGCCGCACCAGCTCTCGCAGCCGGTGCAGGCGCTGGGATGAGCGCGGCAGATGCCTTTCTGAATGATCGCGGCGACATCGGAAGCAATGCCAAGTGGGGCGCGATCCTCGCCGGCGTCCCAGCTATTGGAGGCCAGCTCTTGCGTCGATACGGCGAGGCGGCAATGCCTGGACTCGCTCCGATCCGCAACCCCAAAGTGACTCCAGAAGCTCGCGAAATGGTCAAGGAGGCACTACCCGAATTACTGTCTGCCGGAATCCTCCCCAAGACCCGGAAGGGCATGGCAATCCAGGCGGAAAAGATGCGCGAGCAGGCGGGTAAGAAGTATTCCCGGGCGGAGGCGTCGATTCCCGCCGAATGGTCGATTGCGACCAGCGATCTAGAGAAGTCGGCAGAGGCCGCTCTTCGCGAACGGCTTGGCGGATTCCGTCGGCAGGCGCTGGAGTACGATGCAGCCACAGGGAAAGCGGTTATCCCATCCGATGCGACATCTGAGATGGGGAAAAAATTCTCTCGGGTTCGCGGCACCCAGGCGCACGAATATCAGGACCCAGAATGGCTCAACGCCATGCAGGTTGGCAGCGCTCGCACAGCGCACACGAATCCAGAGCTGTACCGCGACCCTTCGGGAGAGCGCGGAATGCTCCTGAAGGATATTGGCGGAGCTTTTCACGAAGCATTTACGGACGCTCTGATGAATGCCCCGAACTACGCGAAGACGCTTGGACCGGATGCAGCGAAAGAATACGCGCTCTCCAAGGCATTTACAAAGGTCATCGAACACCCTGGCGCAATCGGGCTATCCGACCGCGCGCCATTCTTGAATGTCGCTATCGGCCCCTGGTTGAAGGCTTCGACGGCTTACAAGGCCGGGAATGCCATGTCCAAACTGGCGCTTCCTTCCGCGCTTGCGTCTGATCGCCTTTCAAAAAAGCCCAAAAGCGACTCAGCGAAATGAAGAACTCACCCCAAAAACCGATGCCATTCGCCCTGAAAAGCGCTGACGCTGCCAGCGCAGGAAATAAAACCGGAGAAATCATTGCGACCGCCATTGCTCTAAGCGCGATGCTTGCAACAATTACTCCGTATCCAAAAGCGACCATGACAAGCGGCGTCAATACTAGAGCGCCAAGTAGGGCGGCGATTATCTGCGAGGCGGATTCCATCCCAAGAACTTACATTCACTCAAGCGGGGAAGCATAATGTCCGGATTGATGCCAGCGTACATCCTGCGAGAGTTCGCGAACAACGGCTCGCTCCTTTCGGGCGGCTTGATGTACTTCTACGAGTCCGGCACCCTCGTCCCGAAGGCGACGTACACCGACTTCACGCTGACCATCCCCGCATCGAATCCGGTCATTTTTGACGCATCGGGCGCGGCTGACATCTGGCTAGGTGAAGGCGCGTACCGTGTCCTGCTCAAGGACGCGAACGGCGTACAGATCCGCCCACCTATCGACGGCATCGTGGGCAGTGGCTCGGGATCGCTTGCGCCTATCACGAACGCCTCAGTGGCTATTTTGGACGTGTACGCCGATGTCCGGGTCATTGCGTCTCCCGTTGACGTTGTGTACGCATCCGGGCGGCTGCAGGAAGGCGACGGCGGCGCGGGGTGGTTCCAGTACATCCCATTTTCCACCGAAACCGACGATGACGGGATCATCCTTCGTGCGGGGTCGTACGTCTACAAGCGCGTATTCTCGGGAGACATCAACCCGGAATGGTACGGGGTGGTCTACGGCGCTGCAGTGGACAACACAGCGGCTATCGCCAATGCTTTCGACGGCTCGATCCGGTTCAATGTGCCTGTCCGGTTCACTGGATCAACATACCTGACGCAGAATACTCCAGTCCCTGCAGGCGCAATCCTGCATTGCACCATCGATGGGTATTTCAATTCCGGGTCCTTTGTCACGATGGCATTCGCGACCGGAGCAAAGTTCGATTCTATCGGGACGGCTTTCGGCTCGACGGTCAACCCGACGTTTGGTGTCGGCGTGGCGTCAGCTCTCCGCTTGTCGTGGTTCGGCGGTGCAATCGACTCGGATCGATGGACGAAGGTTGCAGCGAGTACCACGAATGAATACAAGCTCATCGTCGACATTGACACGACGATAACCGGCGTCACAGCCCCCGCCAACTTCGAGGTTGATGTAGAGGGCGGGGCACGGATCATATTCAGCGGGACGGCAAATCTGTCGCTTGCCAATGTGATCTACGAGGGCAATTCGCAGTTCGTTGTCTGGCCTGCTATCGCAAACGTCGGAACGGTTGTCGTCGGCGGGAAAGCGGTTCGGCCTGAGTGGTTCGGCGCAGTCGGCGATGGATCGGCTGACGACTCGCTTGGATTCTTCGCTGCGGCAAAATCTGGGACCGTCAACCTGACGCAGGGGAAAAATTACCTGCTCGGCTCGACTTGGTCCACGACCCCGACCCCGCTAGTCATTAAAAACGGCGTGGTCACGCTCGGCACAGGGAAGACGCTAGGCACCGGTACTCTAGGCCTAGAATCAACGCTCATCATCAAGTCGGATGCTGGCAACTGGTTCGCGGGGACATCCCTCGCGGCGGTGTCGTCTGGCTTTAAATCGACGTACACGGCCACGACCACCAACATTGTCGGCTGCACGCTCACCGGGGACAATTATTTCCCGATGTTCGCAGGCAAACCCAAGCTGTACAACGGGCACCTCGATGTGCTGAATGCGCAGCTCCTTTGCACCGATACGGTAGGCAAGATCGGGGACGCAAAAGACATCCTGGCGCACAGTGCGCAGCTCCTCGGGACCGACGCAGATGGTCACATCATCGACGCAGGGCCGTCTATCTCGCTGACCAAGCTTGGCCTTGCTGGCTTGCTGTTCTCGGATTGGAATCACGCTGCAATCACCGGCACGGTGACGCTGTCAAACCCCTTGCGGATGTTCTACATCGTGGACAATACTTCAGGCGTGGATATCACGCTCCCCACGATGTCGGACACGACGCAGCCCAATTTCGTGGTGTTTTTCAACAAGGTCAGCTCTGCTAACGTCACGATCCGAGGCGCGTTTGCTCGCCCCGCAGGGTCGTCCATCGTTACAGGCCTGCCTACCCTGCTCTATTACGACTATTACGCGAGCAAGTGGAACCTACTTGTATCGTCGGCATAAGGGGCGATCATGTCGGGACTGACTCCTCCGTGGTACTTCCAACAGTTCAGCAAGCCAAACGGATCTCCGCTTGACGGCGGGAAGCTGTACTTCTACGTCGCTGGATCAACTACGCTGCCGAAATCCATCTATTCGGACATCGGCAAAACCAATCTTATCACACAGCCCCTCGTACTTGATGCAGGGGGCGCGGCGGAACAATATTTCATGGAAGACGGCCTATACAAGGTCGTGATTCAAGACTCCACTGGTGTCGAGATTGCCAGCCGCGACAACATTGCAGGCGGCGGCGTGGATGCTAGCGGATCTGTTCCTGGCATCCCCGGTATCGCCTCGATCTCATCCTTCCCGGAAAAGGATATTTCGTGGTGGTCCGACCCCGCCGCCCAAGTCTTCCGGACTGATGGCTGCTTTTGCTGGATCGTCGCGGCCAACACTATCGACTCAATCAAATGGTTCAAGACCATCTCCGGGCGCAACGCGACATTCCCGACGGGCAAAGTCTCGATCTGGGGCGGGTCTGGATTCGGCTTTTCCGGTGGCGACAAACTGGCGGAATTCAACCTTCCTGACGCCGATACGGTTGGGATTGAATACCTCGACCTCGACGTTTCGATCTACCGGTGGATCGGCGTAGCATGTGACCCTGGCGTCATGGATGCAGGGATCCCTGTCTGCCAGCCTGCGCTAGTCCTCCCTGGCGACTACCCATACCTCTCGCCGCGCTTCTACGGCTACGTCGGGCAGCACACGCACAACACATCATACACGACTTTCCCGGCCATCTACGCCGCTGACACCAAGTACATGTCTACCCGCTGGATGGAGCTTGGCGTCATCTACAAGGAGTCCGCATGAGCGAGAAGAAGATCATCGAGGTTGTGGAAGGTCGAATCGGACTGATTGACCCTGATTTCGACGCTTCGGTAATCACTACAGGCACCATCGACCCTGCTCGCTTACCCCCTACTGGTGGCGTTATCGTGGCCTCTGGCGATATCACCACGCTCACCCCGACACAGCAAGCCGCGATTATTGAGGGAACGCAGGTCGTGCTTGGATCCGATGGCACAAGCCATATTTACACCGGAAGCGGATCAAAGACCAATCTCGCGAGCTACGTCGAACAGCAGACGTCGGTGAGCTGGACATCCGTTACAAGCAAGCCTGACGCCGTCACGGCGGTAGGCGCTCTGACTCCATCCGCTGACCGCCTCGCCTACTACACCGGTCCGGCAGCGGCGGCAATGACTGATCTGACAGGCTTTGGCCGGTCGCTGATTGGCGCAACCGATGCGGCGGCGGGGCGCACCGCTCTGGCTTGTCTGCCCATCGACTCTCCGTCATGGACTAGCGAGCTTTCCGGTTCGGCAATGACCATTAGCAGCTATCGGGTCCGTGGCGGCGATTCCGCTACGCCAGTCGGCGACGGTGATATCGTGGTCTGCTCGGCCTCGCGCATCCGTGGATGGATGGAGCTGAAGTGGTCCACCAGCAACCGCGAAGAGACGGTTTTTGCCTACGTCGCGGCCGGGCAGTTCGACGGAGGCGGCGCGTCAATCCAGATCCTTGGACGGTACTCATATCTCAACCAGTCGTCTATCTCCGGACTCAAGATCCTTTTAAGCGCCGACAGCGCAACCGTCTACCTCGTCGCGACCCTGGCGAATCGTAATTCCGGCTTGCTTCCCGTTCGCGCTTTGTACTCGGGAACGGACCCCATTGCCTACGGCGGCTCGATGCCGGTTGGCGCATCCACGATCAAAGCGCTGACCCTCGAAACGAGCGGCGTTCGCGTGTCCAGCCTCGGGTCGCAGGATCTCGCAGGCACCGGAACGCGAAGCGTTACCGTGGATTCGACCGGGAAGCTCCTGGCGACTACGCAGAGCGCCCTTTGGGCCGACACAGCGAAGACATTTAACGCAAACTCAACGTGGCTCTCTGCTCTGTCCGCTTCGTCTGCATCGCGCAAGATTTCCGCGAATACGTGGACGGCAGGGCGCGTGCTGGAGTTCAAATATCGCGCAGCAATGCCAACATTTTTCGGGGCTTCGACGCCTGATTTTGAATTCACAATCGGTCCAAATGGAACATCCGGTGCCCCGTATTACGAGTATATCTACGGAAAAGCTGCGGCAGCGACGGCGGAACTAGTGATAGACATCGTGGTCACGGTGGCGTGCGCTTCCGCTGGAGCTTCAGGGCAATTCAACATCCAGTGGAAATACATCGCTGGATACTCTGGCGGTGCATCCGTCGTCAGCTGCGGAAACAATAGCTCGGGCCAGCTGACAACCATGGACACCACCGTAGACAAGTGGATTGACTTATGGATTCCGTCATCTGGCAATGTCGTCGGCCTCTACTCGTCCGCAAAATGGCTGATCTAAGGAAGGGATAGCATGACCCCCGCGCAAAACATTCTCACAACCTCAGCAAACGGATCGTTCCCGTGGGAGTTCCCGCTTTACCAAGTCGGGTCGCCTCCAAATGATCGCGCCGGACATCTGGTGATTCGTGCATCAATTGTTGGTAGCGGAGCCGTGGCGGCAACCGTTGCAGCGTATCGCGGAAGCCTTTTTGGCGGATCCATCCGCTACGACGATACGCCAGCCGCAACCTTCACGCTGTCCGGTACGAATATCTCGACAGCCTCTCAAGAGTTCCGGCAAACCGGCGACATTCACTGGAATTTCGTCGTTACCGGGATATCCGGATCATCGACGCTATCTGTCACCGCTGGATGGTGGAACGCATGACCGCCTCAGTGATTGCAAAGGAGACGAGGGGTGCAGAGGTTGGAACATACGACCCCGTAAAATGGGGCGACTTCCAGATGCTGTCCAGAGCAAAGACGCTCGGGCCAAACGTGCCAGTGCTGACGGCTTTTGGCGCGACCATGTTCGCATACAAGTTCGCGGTGGGCGATATCCTCTATCTGGTTGATGGGCAGATTGACCATGATTGGGATTTTTCCCCGATCCGTCCGCACATGCACTTTTCGAGTGACAACGGCGGCACCGGAAACATTGTCTGGGAAATGATCTACAGCTACAGAACCGTTTTCGGGACGTGGTCCGCAGATGTGACAGACTCAATCACGTGGTCCGGAACGCTTGCGGCTGGCGCTGGCAGCGTTGCCGACTTCTGGACGGGTGATGGCGATGTCATCACGAGCCCCACTCCATCGCTATTGATGCGCGCAAGAATCAAGCTGGTATCGAAGACGTTCGCAGGCAATGTTTTTCTTGATGGGTGGGATTGCCACTACAGGAAAAATCGTTCGGGCACTGATAGCGAATTCATCTAACTGGCGTTGCGCAAAACCATTACATTTAATCGAGAGGTACAGCTATGAACGTCGTGCAATCAGGCATCACTGGTCCAGTTGGGCCAATCTCCGTCGGCAGCCTCTCGCGGTCGATTCCCGGGAGCGATTTTGGCGTTACCGCCATCCACCCAGGAACCGGACCGGATGCGACAATCACTGTCGCCAATTCAGTCACCGGCGAGACACTTCTGGTCCTCACCGTTTCGCAACAGAGTCCGAACGCATCGAAAGAGCTTCGATTGGCTGGTGGGCCTGCCCCCGCCGTGACGTACACAGTAACGACGGCCAGCACGACGGCGCTAGGCTCTCCAGGCCTTTCCTTCGTGATCTACGAAGACAAGATGAACGAAGCCAATATGATGGCCTCGCAGATGTCGTATTCCACCACCGGCGACTCCCTCGTCTCCCCGGTGCCTGT